GATATGAACATGAAGCGGATATCTTTGCAAACCAGATGAAATATGTAAAGCCCCTGCTGCCTTATGAGATATTCATGGCGAACATAGAGGCCGGCAATGACAAACAGCTCATCATCCGTGACCTGGTGGAATCCTATGACCTTACCATCGCTTCCACCACGACCCCGGGCGGTATCTGCGCTGTCGCAACCCTGGAAAACATCCACGACAAATACGGCTACCATATGCTCGACCATGTCATCCGGCTCATCGCAGCAACATGGGAAGGGGCATCCCAGTCCTTCAGCGCAAACATGATGAACGGACTGGCGCGTTTTCTGAATGCATATGGTGATGCCATAAAAGATGATGTATTTAAGGAAAAGCTAGGAAGGATATCCATCAAGGAACTCGCCCGCACTGCAAAGGACAGGCGTTCCGGTTCCCTCGGATTTGCGGAAGCCATACTGATATACTACAACAAAAAAAGCCGGAATCCGCTTACCTGGGATAAGCTTTATACCCACAAGCTCCCGCAGAAAAAAGCCGTGGAAGAAGAACCGTCCGATATCCCGGAACAGGACGATGCTGACCGGATGGATATGGACGGTCAGAGCAGCCAGCTTGACCTGTTCGGATTTCAGGATAATAAGGTTTCCGAATAGTTTATACGGAAACCTTTATCCTGCTTCCTTCCAGAAAGAAGAACTCATATTTCTTTGCACCAAGCACCGTCACTTCCGCAAGGACAAGCTGTGCGATCTCGGGAACAAATCTACCAAGCGGATCATTCCCCGTGGCTTCCATCATCTGCTCTGCACGTATCTTTTCAAGCGAACTGCCGTCTGTCTTCATCTGATTCCATCTTTCCATGAACTTTTCCCTATCTGCCACCAGTTTATTGAATGCCTTCACAAATCCCTTTTCAAGGTCGGAATTGTCAACATAGGCATTGCTGCATGTTACCCTTCCATCCGTCCGGTGATTCTTGCACTGCCACTGTACGATTCCCCTTGATTTCCATGAATGTCTTGTAAACAGGCTTTTGCACTCACCGCAGAATACTTTCTCGCAGAACGGTATGCAGTCCGCACCGTAACTGTACCTGTCCGTTCCGTGGTCTTTCATGAACCGTTCCCTGCGTTCAAATTCTTCCTGCACCGCATTCCATGTTTCCTTATCTATGATTCCCTTATGGCTGTCCTTAACATAGACCTGTGCTATTTCCCCGTTATTTTTTACCTGACGCTTGGTAAGGAAATCAGCCGTATAAGTCTTCTGCAGAAGCGCATCGCCCATATGCTTTTCCTGTTTCAGGATACCCACGATTGTGCTTGGATACCATTTCGTCTGTCCGTTGCATCCCGGAACCTTCTCTTCCGTCAGTTCCTTCGCAATCTGTGCCGGATTGATGCCGATAAGGAAATCCCTGTAGATGCGTCTTACCGTTTTTGCCTGTTCCTTATTGATGACCAGCTTCCCGTTCTCATCCTTATCATAGCCTAAGAACTTGAATGTATTCAGATGCATCTCACCATTCTTGAATTTGGTGCGGATGCCCCATTTGCAGTTTTCTGAAATGTTTCTTGACTCATCCTGAGCAAGCGAGCTTAATATCGTGAAAAGCAGCTCCCCAGTGGAATCAAGGGTATTGATGTTTTCTTTCTCAAATATGATGCCAATTCCAAGGTTCTTTAATTTTCTGGAATATGCCAGACAGTCCTGCGTGTTTCTGGCAAAACGGCTGATAGACTTTGTAATGACAAGGTCTATCTTACCGGCTTCGCAGTCTGCGATCATTCTTTTGAACTGTTCCCTTTTCTTTGTATTGGTTCCTGAAATACCCTCATCCGCATAGATGCCCGCCATTTCATAATTTTCATGGTCATTGATATATTTGGTGTAATAATCGACCTGTGCTTCAAAGCTGTGGAGCTGGTCTTCCTGATCCGTGGAAACACGGCAGTAGGCCGCCACCCTTATCTTCTTTTCCTGTACCGCCCTGCATCCTGTTTCACGCTGTCGGTTTCTTGCTGGTATAACTGTAACGCTTCTTGCCATTCTTATCATCCTTTCTCTGAATATAAATATCTTTTTTGATTTCTCCCCATCCCCTGATAACGGAGTCAGGTATCCTTGTCCCCCTGCAGAATGCCACTCCTTTTCGTTTTGCCCCGTTGCATATCCATATGACCTTATGGCTTTTCGGATTTACATGGCGGACCAGTCTGCTTCCGCAGAGTCCGCAGAATATCTTCTTTCTGTACGGATATGCTTCTTCCGTATTTTCCGGTATTGCTTCCGGCACTTTCTTCTTATGCCTTCTTTTCCATGAACTCTCCTTCAGATAGGTGAATTCCTTTGTACCCTTTACGGAAGGTTTCTCATCAATATACATATTTCCGTCAAAATGCCATGCTTTCCGAAGCACCCCGTCCGGAATGTTTATCCCTTCGCAGAATGATTTTCCATGCCGCTTCGTACCGCTGCACCCCCAGTTCAGTCTGTTGCCGTTACTGTAGATGCGTCTGTAAAGCGGATGTCCGCATTTTGCACAGAATATCCTGTTCATGTATGGGTAGTTATCTTCCGTAAATTCTTCGATCACCGAACCTTCGGCAAGGTAATCCCGCTTTGCTTCAATGGCATCCTGTGCCTTCTGCCAGAGTTCAGGGGATACGATTGCTTCATGGTCATCCTCGATATACCAGGCATCTACTTCTCCCCTGTTTCTCACCAGTTTTCTTTCTTCATTCACAAAATGCTTATGCATGATGTAATCACCTTTATAGATTTCATTTTCAATGAGACGGAACACCGTGCTGTCGATCCATTCTGCACCACCCACGGTCTTTACCCCGTTTTCATTCAGGTACCGTTTGATTGATGCAGGAGTATATCCGTCTGCTGCCATCTCATAGATCTTTCTTACCCATGCTGCTTCCTCTTCGTCTGCAATATAGACTCCCCGCTCATCCTTCTTAAATCCGAAAGACCGCTCAAGATACTGCACGGGGATCCCTGCCTCGTACTTTCTCTGGTACACCATCTTTGCACCAACGCTTCCGCTCTCGCTTTCTGCCTGTGCAAATGCAGCAAGGATCGTAAGCATAAGCTCGCCTTCCCCTGACAGGGTATTGATATTCTGGAGTTCAAAAAAAACACCAACATTCAGTTCTTTCAGCTTTCGTGTAGCTTCCAGAACGATTGAGGTGTTTCTTGCGAACCGTGATACGGATTTTGTTAATATAAGGTCTATTTTTCCCTTACGGGCATCGGCTAACATCTTCTGCAGACCGGGACGTTTTTCCTTGAATCCTGATATGGCAAAGTCACTGTAAACCCCGGCATACTCGTAATCAGGATTACTGGTAATGACTTCTTTATAATGCCTGATCTGGTTTTCCAGTGAATTTTCCTGTTCATCCGCATCCGTTGAGACACGGCAGTAAGCACATACCTTAAGTTTACGCTTCTGTATGCTGTTTCCTTTCCTTATCTGGATCTCCAAATTCTGCCACTCCTTTCTCTTTGGGTAGTCTATATATCACTCTGAAAGCCAATAATAGCAAGTACAATCTGCGATACCTTTCACCTTTCTTTCCTTGGCATAAACGGAAAAAAATATGGCTGACAGCCATTACTGACCATCAGCCATATCCTTATTTCAGGAGTTCATTTACCCTTTTCTGTACTGCGGAATAATCATATCCGGCAGAGGTGATCCTTTTCTTTCTGTCAGTACCATTTCCCCACTTGCCCCGGATGACCTCCCTTGCGATCTCATCCACTGATTTTCTGGATGGGGAAAGTTTCTTATTCACAATGCCCTGGATTGCAGAATAGTCATACCCCGCCTGTGAGAGCAGTTTCTGTCTTTCCGCGCCATTACCCCACTTTCCGGCAATCACCTCGGATGCGATTTCCTCATTCGACTTCTTCACCGGAGCAGATGTACTGCTGCCGCCCTTGGCATAACCGTTCAGTCCGGCAGCCTTGATCTTCGCAGGGAAATCCACATAGCAGTAATCCTGATCACAGGACTGCCCGTTGATCTTGTTGCTCCGGATAAGGTTTGTCTCCCCGCCAAACTGCCAGATCTGCGTCTCTGCACCGCTTGCCGGAGCCGGTTTGTTCTTACCCCATCTTGCAACCCAGTGGCTGTAGCGGGTAAGCTCCCCATCATTCATCTCACTGTTGAAGAATGACTCGGACGAATAGATGCCGACCCAGTATCCGGCAGCTTCTATTGCAGAACAGAATGCCTTTACGATCTGTGTCAGTGTATTCCTGTCATTCTTTGTGATCATGCTTCCTTCCACATCATAAAAGACAGGATACTCATATCTCTTTCCCTTAATCAGGGAAAGGAAGTATTCTGCCTCTTTCTTTGCATCTGCCACGTTTCTGGCATTTCCATAGAAATATGCTCCCTTTGGAAGCCCGCATTTCTCACACTTCTTATAGTTTGCTTCAAACTGGCTGTCCTTATAAAGCCCAGCATCAGCACCTCCGGCTTTGATGATTGCGAATTCCACGCCTTCCTTGCTCTTAGCCCTTGCAAAGTCAAAACTGCCCTGCCAGTGGCTTACATCGATTCCAAATTTCTGACTCATAATATAATCCTCCAATTCTCTGTAATAAAATAGGGAAGGTGCTACCCTTCACCGTTGTCTTTGTCTTCTTCTGACCTGTCATGAAGCTGTTCCAGCACGGCTTTGATCTTTGCTGGAACAGGCAGTCCCAGATGGGACGCATTCTCCAGAAGGGAGATTCCTTCATTTGAGATATAGAAGAAAATGGCTGCCGTCCTTAAAACGCTCCCCGTCCCGATGACATATACATCAAGAATGTTTGCGATGCCGACCATAAGGAAAATCAGCACTTTACGGCAGATTCCCTTAAAACCGACTGCGCTGGACAGCTTCTGGTCGCTGATTGCACACATGACTCCCGTGATGTAGTCGATGACCACAAATGCGAGCAGTGCAAAGAGCAGACCGTCACAACCTCCCAGAAAGTATCCAAGCCATCCACCGACTGCCGTGAATACAAACTGTAATGCGTTCCAGAATTCCTTCATTGTCTTGTCCTCCTTTGATTTTTTGTATGAAAAAAGCAGCTACCTGCAACGGATAACTGCCTGATTCCTAAATTGTTATTCTATTTTCTTTCATCATGGATGTTGTTTATCTTGGCCATATAATAAACCTGTCTGAGTGTCCTTGGAAAAAGGACATCGGGATTATTGATGACAAGATACAGCCACGAGGATGATACCACGCTCTCCCACACATGAAACTCCCACGGTAACATTCCGTAGGTGGCTGTCGTATATATCACGCCACCCGTACTCCCGTCACAGTTCTGCAGTCTGATACACTCATCCACATATTTCTTTGCCTCATCCATGTTTCCCAGCACATAGGCAAGTGTGGAGTATCCAAGCGTTCCTTCCGTCCACACGATATCCGGCGCACCTTTATAGTCAGCCGTCTTATCACTGTACGGCTTGAATCCAGAAAATGTTTCATCGTCTGAATATGCCGTATTATAATAATCTTTCTCCCTGCTCTGTATAATCTTCTTATTCTTCGTAAGATACACACTCTTTGCAGTTTCAAAACACGCTTCTGCCGTTGACGAATGCACTACGGAGAAGATAAGTGTCCCAGCCCATGTGGTGCAGTCAAGCGCCCATGCCTTATCCGGCACTCCCCCGTTTATGCCCTGAAAGAACCGTCCATTCTCCCTGTCGTAGCATTTTAGGAAAAGACTGTCCCGGACAAGTTCTGCTGCTTCCTTGTATTTTTTATTTTTCAGCACAAGGGAACATCCCTCAAGTGCCTGTAATGCTGAACACTGGTGTTCCACGGAACACCATTCTATCTCCTCACCGGAATAAGAATAATCCTCCATGTTGTAACTGCCGTAACCTCCTGTCATCAGTCCATATCGTGGGTCGGATGAATCCGTGACCTGTTTTGACACAAGCCAGTCCCCGGCTTTTTTTATCATCTTCACAAAATCCCTGTCCCCGCTTTCCATCGTGTAATAACAGGCTCCCCACACCAGCCATCCCATTGCCCCGGTTCTTACATATCCGTCAAACAACTGTCCGATATAAATATCGTAGGAAAAATTGAAACTCCCGTCATCGTTCTGTTCATACTTCATTCGGTTCAGCATTTCTTTGCAGATACCATAATCACCGCTAGTAGTAAATACCAATAATGCAAGACCGACATCGTATGCCCATGTTCTGGAATTCAGCATATAACCATATGCACCGAGGGCATTGGATCCGTCCTTATTATACTGAGGGTCATCTGTCGGAATAAGGAACGATGCCGGAAGTCTGCCTTTTTGCAGATTCATAACAGCACCTGCTATGCCGACTGCATCGAATGCAACCGCACCATCCCTCCATACCTGCTGCATGACCTTCCCTATCTTATGCCCCGTTGCAGCTTTATTGGTGTACCACATATATTTTCCACCGCCACAGTTCCATATCTTACAGATATCATTGATGTATTCCGCATCCGAATAACTGTAAAGCCTTACGGTGAAATACTCAAAATAACTATATCCATACCCGCCATCTTCGGCTTTTATCTCTGTATCTGCATCATACACATACCTTTCAACCGTTACTTCATCGGAAGATGTAATCTGTTCCCATTTTCCTTTTATGCCTTTGGCAAGACGGAACTCTTTAATCCCTTCACCTACCGTTATATCAATCGGATATGTCACGGTCTCTGTATGCGTAGTGCCTGTTTCATTTCCTTCTTCATCTTTATCCTTTACCGTATAGGTTTCCCTGTATGTCATTGCAGACTCCCATGTTCCATCTGCTTTAACAGGACAGGTGATCACCTTGTAATCGGCATCATGGACCACATAAACATTCACGGCATAATCACTGTAATCTGAAAGGTTCCTTGCAGTTCCTGTGACTTTTCCTTTATAGTTAAAATCATAATAAGTGGATGGGGCGATGTATTTTGCCCTTACCTGATCTTCCTCAACGGATATCCCTGTTACATATCCCCAGACGATATCCCCAGAATAACTGTCATCATATTCTTTGTCGAATGTTATCTGACACTTGAAGTTGTTTACATCAAGCTGTCTTTTTATAAATGCAAGTGCATCTGATGAAGCTTTTTTATACTCATTCCCGCTGAACACAGCCATCCGAAAGCACCTCCTTAATCCGTATCTTCCTCATCTTCCATTTCATCCGGCACGGTACAGTAAAACGCAATGACCGTTCTCGTTGAGGAAGAAACCCCAGATATGGATGCACCGACATAAGAAGCAAATGCACTGCCGGATTTCTTAGTCAGCGTTACTGTCGGTGTCTTCCCATCATTTGTCTGGTACTGAAAATATGGTCTGTCATTATATGCCCTTGTAAAATAAAAAGAGCCGTTTCCTATGATCTCCCCAAACTCCACCGTGTACTTTGCCGTGGTATTTCTGATATCCTCCACGCTTGTTATAACAGAATAAAGGGAATCATTGATGGTCGGTATATAAGCACCAATCGTAATGCTTACCTCATTATAATTGAACGGATTCCACTCCATACCGACCACACGCTTCTGCCTGTATATGGATAATGGCTTAAAATCAAGAAGCAGTTCATCCCCAAGGTCAACATTTCCTTTTCTGTACAGGTCAACGGAATAACTGTACCTCTGTTCCGTTGCATTATAGGAATAACTGATATCCTTGACATTTTCCGTTTTCATGATATCCACTGTCTGACTGTTTCCCCTGTGCTTACGGATGCCGATAGCGTATCCGTAATATTCAATTTCCCCTTTTACAAGGGCAAGCAGCTGCATCACACAGGCACGTCTTGTTGCTTCTGTATTTACCCTGAGTGTTACCTTCTTTTCTATGTCCACCGTTCCGACACTGAATGGTGTTCCTTCAAGCAGTGCCCACAATATCTGCCTTGGAGTACCCGTCATGTCAAAAGCAGTTACCTTATATTCATCGTCATTCAGGATATAGGAAATGTGTTCACATTCCATCTCGGTATAACATACACCACTGGATATACTTTTTTTCACATTCGTAATGTTAAACACCAGTCCGTCCAGTTCTGCAATGCATTTTACATCAACAAAAGAATCTATCTTCCTCGTCAGCATCTTAAAAGACATCGTGCATTCCCCGTCCAGTTTTGCCGTAATACTGCAGGCATTGACGGCAGAGTAAGAACGGATAAACTCTCCCGAAATATTCCCTTTTGTCTTTTTATAAAAATTCAATACCGGGTGCGGAGGTATCTCCCTGTATCTCGGACGGATGGTCTTATCCTCATGAATATCCGTAAAAGATGTATTCCACCCTATAAAAAACAATCCCCTGATCTTTTCCGGGGACGGAGGAACTGCATTTTCCCCTTCCTTTACTTTCTGGGTAGAAAGATAATCGTCCTCTGCATAGTTAAGGAAATTGACTGTATAATAAATGCTGTCGCTCTTATAGGTCGGACGGACTGTCATGTCCTCCATCACTTTTGTGATATCCACATTCCATCCGTTAAACACCATGCCCTCTATTACTTCCGGCTGTGGTGCAAGGTCTGTGGCATCACCGCCTGCTTCCACATCACAGGTGCCGAGCAGGTCAGTCCCTGCATAATTTAAAAATCTTACGGTGTAATAAACCACCCCGTCTACAGTTTTTGACACTGTCTGCACCTCCTAACTTATTCCAAGATTTCTCATGGATGCCTGACCATTGGAATACTGTATCTGTGACACAAGTGTCGTGATCACCCTTCCATCCAGCATGATCGGCTGGTTAAGTTTTACCGTACCGTTCTCCCCGGAAGAAGCGTTTCCTCCGACAGTGGCATTCAGGCTTGCATCCATATCCGGCATCATATTTTCAAGATTCATGGTATCCGTCAGTTTTTCGATTTCCTTTGTTACAAGTCCCCTGCTCTTTTCTATTCCTTCAGCCAGTCCGCCCATGAAATCCGGCATCCATGACTCATAATCAGTAAGTGGTCCTTCATCCGGCACGGAGAAATGCAGATAAGACTTTATTGTTTCAGCCACATTGGATACGGCATCCTTTACCTTGCCGATGCACTTCTTGATGCCGTTTACGATTCCGTCAATAATGTCTGTTCCCCACTCGACCGCAGACTGTGCAAGTCCCGTGATAAAGGAAACGGCTGTTCCAAATCCCGTTTTTATCGTTGTAACAATATTTCCTATGGTTGTCTTTATGCCGGTCCACATCGCAGTAAAGGCACCGGAAACCGCTGTCTTTATTCCATTTACCACCGTGGTCACGATTGTCTTTATCGTATTCCATGCTGTCGTAATAAAAGTCTGGATTGCGGTCACAACCGTGGTTATCACAGTCTTAATTGCATTCCACACGGTTGTCACCACAAGTTTGACTGCATTAAATACTGTCGTGATCACTGTTTTGTAGATGGTAAAATAGGTCACAATCACTGTCTTTATCACTTCAAGCACCGTGGTGAACACAAGTTTTATGCCGTCCCATATGGTTGTAAAAAATGACTTGATTGCCTCAAAAACGGTTGCTGCCGTAGTCTTTATTGCTTCCCATGCTGTTGAGAGGAATGATTTTATTGCCTCCCATACCGTAACCGCAACCTGTTTCACATTCTCCCAAAGGTCAATCCAGAACTGACGGAACCCGTCACAGTTATTCCAAAGATAAATAAAAGCAGCCACAAGTGCTGCTATGGCTGCAATAATAAGAACGATAGGATTTGCAAGCATTGTCGTATTCAGTGCTGCAAATGCCCCTTTAACTGTATTGATGACTCCGGCAATCTTTGGAACAATCGTCATGATCGTTCCTACAGCGGAGATGACTTTTCCGACAATGATAAGAACCGGGGCAAGGGCAGCCACGATAAGTGCAATTGTGACAATCGTTTTCTTTGTCCCTTCATCCAGTCCGTTTAATACATCAACAAATGACTGTACCCATCCAACGATCTGTTTTATGGCAGGCATCAGAAGTTCTCCGAATGAAATGGCAAGTCCCTCTAATGCAGATTTCAATATGGTGATCTGTCCCTGCAGGTTATCAAGCTGTGTATCCGCCATCTGTCCGGCAGCACCCCCGCTGTCTGCAATAGACTGCTGAAGGTCATCCCATGTACTTCCCGTATTGGCAAGCAGTGCGTTCACGGATGACAGGTCGGTTTTATTAAATATCCTGCCGATGATATTTGATTTCTCGGCAGCGGTCATCCCATCCATTCCAGAATTCAGGTCACCCAGAATATCATTCATGCTCCTCATGTTTCCTTCGGAATCATAAACCTGCAGTCCCAGTTCTTCCATCGCAATGGCAGCCTTATCCGTAGGATTCTGCAAAGACAGAATGATATTTCTTAGATGTGTACCACCCTCTGCACCCTTGATACCATTATTGGCAAGGATACCGAGTGCCGTATTAAGTTCTGCCGTACCACCCTTGATGGATTTGGCTGTTGCACCGATAGTAAGGATACCTTCCCCTAACTGTGCCACGGATGTATTCGTAGTAGATGCCGTCTTTGCCATCTGGTCTACCATCGTTCCTGCTTCATCAACTCCCATACCAAGGGCTGACATCGCATCCGTTACCATATCAGAAGCATCGGCAAGTGCAATATCTCCGGCAGCTGCCAGATTAAGTACAGTCGGTAAAGTATCGCACATCTGCTCCGTGTCATATCCAGCAAGTGCGAGATAGTTTAATGCTTCTGCACATTCACTTGCAGAAAATGCCGTCTCTGCGCCCATCTTCTTTGCCAGTTTGGAAAGGGTGTCCATCGTATTAACAGACTGCCCGTCAACCGTTGACATGGAATCTTTGGTGATTCCCATCGTAGCCTGTACCTGTGACATGGAGGATTCAAAGTTTGCTGCCGTTGTAACCGCAGCCGTACCAAGTCCTGCCACAGCTCCTGTTACGGGAAGAAGTTTCTGTCCAGCAGACGATATGTTGTTCCCGACTGTCTTTAACTTTTCCCCAGACGCTGCTATCTTCTGAACTGCCGTTGCCGACTGGTTCGCCTGTGTTTCGAGATTTTTTAAGTCCTGCTCCGTTTCTACAATTTCCCTCTGCAATGCATCGTACTGGTCTTTGGAGATTTCACCATTGGCAAGCGCAGTATTTGCCTGTTCCGCTGCCGTCTTTAAGGTTGCCAGTTTTTCCTTTGTTTCGCCAACAGCCTCTGAGAGCAGTTTATGTTTCTGTGCTATCAGTTCTGTGTTGCCCGGATCCAGTTTCAGCAGTTTGTTTACATCCTTCAGCTGTGATTGGGTGGATTTTATCTGTCCGTTCACACCCTTAAGTGCATTCTGCAGTTTGGTTGTATCACCACCAATCTCAACGGTAATTCCCTGAATACGGCTTGCCATGAATTCTCACCTCCTCCTAAAATTTGGTACAAAAAAAGGAGCATTTCTGCTCCGTAACAAAGAAAAACACCTGCCATTTTGACAGATGTTTCTATGTAAATTATTATATTTTTGCTCCAGCATATTCACATTTTGCAGCAGAGAATATTTCAGCCACTTTCCATATTACATTAGAAAATGGCTGTTCTCTCAATCTAGAATCTGTCGAAATCTTCCTGCGTTGCAACTTCTGGATACTTATAATCATCATTACTGCTCTCCGCATACATATCATTGACCATCCCTATTGTCAGAAGATCAAGGTCTCGGATAGACAGACCTATCTGCACACATCTTAGAAGAAATAAGGGTGTTGTCATCTGACGCTCTGTCGGGCGAAGTTTTTTTTAGCCTCAACATCTGTTTTTACATTCAATCCCCATAACTCAATAAGTTGTGGAAGAATCTGATAAATAGAAAATGTATTAAACTCGTCAAGCCATTCTTCTGGTGTATCGGGAATAGTTGGGTCTGCATGTTTTGCCATAACATAAGCGATATTCTCAAACATTTCAAGCGAAAACAGATCCAGACTTGAACTTTCCTCTTTATCTTTCCCTACTGCCTTCTCCAATGCACTCAGGTCTTTATAAATATCCCTTCCAAACTTAATACGATAAATTCGTGGGATTGCAGCAGATGCCTTGAATGGCACCTGCTTTCCATCAATTTCAAGATCTTTTATAAGGCTCATGATACGACCTCCTTAGAACTGTTCTTTGCTGATGATACCTTTGCACTGTCGGACTGGCCAGATGCATCAGATACTGCTTTCGGAAGATATACTGTTTTATACCAGCCTTCATAAGCAGCCGCTGAAGTGCTGTCAGATGTTCGTGCCTTTACATAGCCCCCATCAAGAGGTGATGCCGTAATCGACAGGGTTTCTGTCTTAACTTCGATTTCATCTTCCTTTGTTGCAGATTCGATGGTTGGTCTTGCTGCCGTACAGTTATAAAGCACATGACGGATTTTATTGATGTCACCATCAAATTCAAACAACAGTGCAAATTTACCTGTTTCCACGGTCGCATCCTCGACAAGTACATTATTGGCATCAAGGGATTCCTTCAGTACATCGGTACGGAACGACTCCGGCACCAGAGCAAGTTCAAGGTCACCTTCATAGCCCTGATTGTTATTGATCGTGTAATATGCATATCCGTCTGCATAGAATACACTTGGCTCTCCGTTTGGATCAAGCGAAATGGATACCGCACCGGGCATCGGCACAGGCGTACCATATGTCACCTCTCCATCATCACTTTTGGTAAGCAGTGCATAATGCACATTTCGGATATTAAACTTGACTTTATTCTTTTTATTAGCCATTTTTCTATACCTCCATCTCATAAAGCACTTCATACAGACTTTCTGACTCAATCCATACTTCGCTTTTCTCATAAAAAATTCCATGCCCGTCAAACATGGCTTCTATTTTCTGTTCAAGTTCTATATTTTTTACATCCGTATATAACTCTACATTCAGGCAGTTTATTTTGTGATATACCTTTCCGTCAGCAGAAAAATTATTGCTCTTCGGATATAAAAATACCAAGAAAGGCGGATCGGGTGACTCGCCCTCTGCAAAATGATGATAGGCATACGGAAGACCGATTTTTTCCATCACTGCCATCACTTCTTCATGTGTCATCACCGTAACCCCCTCTCTATCTTCTGCAGAAGTTCCTTATTGCCTTTTTCTTCTGCCGGAGCGATATGCTCCCTTCCGGCTACCCTGCCACCTCCACGTTTTGCATGGCCGTGTTCCAGAAGGTGTGCAATCTGGTATCTGTCCTTGGAATGGACCGTCATGGTAAGTGAGCTGCTGCTCTCCGCTGTCTTTTTGACCGTCCAGCTTTTCTTATATCTTCCTGTCTGCTTCGGGGCATTTGCCTGTATCTCTTTTTTTACGGTCTTGGATGCATCTTTTACCGCATCCTTAACGGTATCCGTTGCAAGACCGGCATACTCTTTCAGACCATCCATGATTGCATCTGCCAGTCCGTCAACCGTTGTCCTTCTCTCTGCCATCCGCTCACCTCTTTGTCAGGGCAGCCCTTATTTTGACTGTCTTATTTTTATACTGCACGTTATCAATAAAGGAAATATTGTAAAGATTCCCACGGAAAACAATACGAAAATGCTCCGTATCAAGACCTGACACCTCACTGCAGTAGCGGATGACAAAATCAATCTCCGTTTCCGCATTTACCTGTTTTGCTTCCCAGTATTCTTTTCCTGACAGGCTGTTCACATAGGAAAAACATTGATAATGATTCTCCCACACAACCGTATGGTTTCCGGCTTTGTCCGTCTTCGTTCTGCTTTTCTGTATCGTGATCCGTTCACGCATGAGTTCTATCATCAGAATACCTCCCTCCTGATTCCAAAAAACAGATACTTCAATGTTTCCGTCATGGTCTTATGATCCGCTTCTTCCCGATGCTCATACAGGTAGGCAATAACATACAGTTCTGCAGTACGGACAACAGATCCATACTCTTTGAGTTCTTCCGGGGTTTGTCTTGTCACGTCTAAGATCAGGCGGTCGGATGTTTCCATCAGACGGAGGATGAGTTCATCCTCGTCTGACGAATCGACCCTGAGATACCCTTTGGCTTCCTCAAGCGTTACGAACATCCTGCCACCCCTACTTTCCGGCAGCCTTGA